CGTTGGGCCAAGCAAGTAGGCAAAAGAGCAAAAAGATTGTGTCAAATGATTAAAACTGGCGAATATCCACCAGAATTTTTGGGGTAGTCATGCTCAGTCCAGATCTGAAAGACTTTGACATCTTGTCTAAGCAAGATCAACAGGAGGCGTTAGCGCTCCTTGCAAAGTATGATCAAATTGAAAAACAAGAAGATTGCTCGAAAGATTTTATTAAATTTGTAAAGTCGCAGTGGCCTGATTTTATTGAAGGTCGGCACCATAAAATTATCGGTGAAAAATTTAATAAGATAGCGCAAGGTAAGCTAAAACGCTTGATAGTTTGCTTACCACCAAGACACACAAAATCAGAATTTGCCTCAACCTTTTTCCCCGCGTGGATGATGGGTTTACGTGGCAATTTAAAAATAATACAAACAACTCACACCGCTGAACTTGCGGTGCGTTTCGGACGTCGTGTTAGGAATATTATAGATAGTGACGAATATCAAAGTGTTTTCCCTAGTCTTAGTCTTGAGGCTGATAATAAGTCAGCAGGACGGTGGACAACCAATCAGGGCGGTGAATCCTTCTATGCGGGTGTTGGAGGTGCAATCACTGGACGTGGTGCCGATTTACTCATCATTGACGATCCAGTATCAGAACAAGATGCATTAAGTCCTACAGCGATGGACGGTGTGTATGAGTGGTACACCTCTGGACCACGACAGCGTCTACAACCAGGTGGCATCATTGTCATCGTTATGACTAGGTGGAGCACCAAAGATCTTGTTGGAAAGGTGCTCAAAAAACAAAGCGATGAGTATGCAGATAAATGGGATGTCATTGAGTTTCCCGCGATTATGCCAGAATCAGAAGACCCTCTTTGGCCTGAGTTTTGGAAAAAAGAAGAATTATTGTCAGTCAAAGCGTCACTTCCGGCGGCTAAATGGAATTCACAGTGGATGCAAAATCCAACCGCAGAAGAAGGTTCTATTGTAAAGCGAGAGTGGTGGAACAAGTGGGAGAAAGAGGTGCCGGCTTATTCCTATGTCATTCAATCTTACGATACCGCTTTTTCTAAAAAAGAGACGGCTGACTACTCAGCAATCACAACCTGGGCGGTGTTTGAGTATCTTGATCAAGAACAAATCATATTGCTTGATGCAAAAAGAGTGCGACTTGACTTTCCAGAGTTGAAAAAATTAGCGTGGGATGAGTACAAATATTGGGAACCAGATTGTGTTTTGATAGAAGCTAAGGCATCAGGTACTCCTCTGACGCAAGAATTAAGGCGTATGGGCATTCCCGTGACAGCCTATACGCCATCAAGGGGTCAAGATAAAATAGCACGCATGAACTCTGTGGCTCCCATTTTTGAGAGTGGTATGGTATGGTGTCCAGATCAAGATTTTGCGGATGAGGTAGTTGAAGAGATGGCATCTTTTCCTTATGGTGATCATGATGACTATTGCGATAGCTCAACTATGGCATTGATGCGATTTAGGCAAGGTGGTTTTTTATCGCTTGACAATGATTACGTGACTGAGATTAGACCGCTACAACGACATAGACAGGTGTATTACTGATGGTGATTGAAAAAAAAGAAGAGAAGTTAGGCACAGCAGATAATCCTGATGTTATACCAATGGGATCAGAGGTAGAGGTAACGCCAGAGCCAAGTAGAGAAGATCAAATTAGGGGCGCTGCAGAAATACTGGTCATGGAGGAGAGTATCCTTGTTGACGATGAGGCTGATGATGTACCCATACCTGACATAAGTTTCGATGCAAATTTAGTTGATCAAGTAGATGAAGGTGAATTAGCGTCACTTGCAAGCGATGTTTTAAGTGCAATCAAATCAGATAAAGAATCAAGATCTGAGTGGGAGAAGACTTACACAGACGGTTTGAAGTATCTAGGTATGAAGTTTGATGATACTAGGTCTAGTCCGTTTCAAGGATCAACAGGCGTTATACACCCAATACTTGCAGAGGCTGTCACACAGTTTCAGGCACAAGCTTACAAAGAATTATTACCTCCCAAGGGACCAGTAAAAGCTCAAATCATAGGCGTTCGCAATCCAGAAACAGAAGCACAAGCTTATCGTGTTCAAGAGTTTATGAATTTTTACATCATGAACGTGATGGAGGAATATGATCCAGAACTAGATATGCTTTTGTTTTATCTACCCTTAGCGGGATCAGCGTTTAAAAAAGTTTACTTTGATACTGCCTTACAAAAGGCGATGTCTAAATTTATCGAGCCACAAGATTTGATTGTGCCTTATGAGTCTACTGATATTTTTACAGCAGAGCGTGTCACTCACGTTTTGTCGATGTCAAAGAACGAAATCAGAAAACAGCAGTTAGCGGGTTTTTACTCTGACATTGAATTGAAGGGCGGTAATCTATCTTACACAA